CTTTAATAATCGTGGCAGCTACCATAATTGCAACTTTAAAAAGTGAAACAGCTAATAGTTATGTCACTTTGTCTGAGGCTAATGATTACTTCGATACCTCACCAGACTCTTCAACTTGGACAAACAAAACAGATGATCAGAAGAAAAGAGCATTAATATCAGCTACAAGATGGATAGACACTTTAGTTTTTTATGGCGATAGATGCGATGACAGTCAAGCACTTAAGTTTCCTAGAAACAACTATCAAGTAGATGGAGTAGAACTAGCTTGTACTGCAATACCTAACAACATAAAGTATGCACAATATGAACTAGCTAGAGCCTTAGCAAACGATACAGATGCAATAACAGGAACTACAGGAAAAGATGGAAACTTTGAAGAAGTAAAACTAGGAGACATTCAAGTAAAATACAACACTGCAAGTCAGGGAACGGGTTCAGTGAACAACATACTTGATGTCTATCCTTGGCTCCAAAGTTACCTTGGAGCGTATATGCTAGGCGGTGCTGGCAGTTTTCAACTACGAGTGGTTAGAGGATAATGGCAGGACAACTAGACTCACTGCTGAAAAACGTAGCTAAACAAGTGGTGTCTCAGTTAGGAGACTCATTAGACACAACTATCGTTTATACCAGAAAGTTATCAGCTTCTTACAATACATCTACCGGTGCAGTGACAACTAGCGATACTAGCTACACGATAAAAGTTCCCGTAGAATTTATACAATCCACGGAAGAAACAGGTTATCAGGAAAATGTAGCTAGAATTTTTATAACACCCGATCTTATAGGAGATAGCCAACCGCTATTATCAGATGAGATCACTCTCACATTTTCTGGATCGACCAGAGTTGCAAAAATTACTGATGTAAGAACTTTGCGTGGTGGTCAAGAGTATCTATTCAGAGTTGACGTTATTTTCTAATGAGTTTAGTAAACGCACGAGCAGCATTTGAAACAGCAATCAAAACTGCTGTAGTTGCTGCTGATAATACAGTTACAGTAGTGTTCGATAATATGCCATTCACAACTCCAGGTAAAACAAAAAAGTACGTGATGGTAAATTTAGACTTCAACCAATCTACAACTCAGCTTCAAGGTGCAGCAGTTGATTACTACTCAGGGACAATAAGATGTGCAGTTATGACACCATCTAATAAGGGAACTGCTGTAGCTGCGGCAATTTCAGAGTCAGTTATTACTGGTCTAAGTTCTGTAAATGCAGATAACTACACAGATACTTTCTCAGTAACTCCAAGAGTAACTGAAATTAGTGGACCGTCATCTGTAGTAACTGAAGATCAAAGCCATTTTATGAGCGTAATAAACTGCGACTTTACAGCCAATGCGTAAAACAAAAGATTTAAAACACTTACCAAATGATTTAGCTGCTTTAATTGTTAAAGGCAGAGCAGAAGCAGCATCAGAGATTCATTTTTCTTTACAAAACAGAAGCCCGTGGTTTACAGGAATATTTAACACCGCTTGGCAAATAAAAGGTGCTCCAGTTATCCCATCTATTCCAAGAAAGGACAACAATATAGATCCACAAAAAACTAGCAGAAAAGCACCAGTAAGGCAGAAACCAATATACACTTCTTTAGTCAAAATGCTTTACATAGGTAACAAGGCTGAGTATGCAGGATTTGTAATTAATGCAATGGTCAGTCCGTATGATGGAAGGATGTATAGCGACTTATTTCCAGAAGCTAAAACTACTCCAAAACCTAATGTTCCTAATTGGTATTATGTTTATCTACAAAACAACTTTTTAGAAAAAGATATTAACAAGGGATTTCAGATGGTAGGGTTTAAGCCGAAACGTAATTATACAATGCACAAAGGTACGAGTGCTTAAATTTAGACTTTGAGTTATACTACAGAAATAGATACAATTTTTTATGCCAACAGCAAGAGCAATCGACAAACTAAAAGCAGCCTTTAGTGTCGAAGAACGTAGTAGCTACTCTATTTTTAAGGGAGAAGAACTAATTTTAAAAATCTTTTGGTCGCCTCTTACAATAGCTGATAGAGACTCCATAAACAGTACATTAATAGCCATGAACAAAGGTCAAGAGGAAGGAAGTCTTGACTTCGCACTACAAGTTATTGTTACAAAAGCAGAAGATGAGTCAGGTGCAAAAATGTTTACATCGGGAGATTTACCATCTTTAAGAAGAGAAATACCTTTATCAGTTTTACTAGACATAATGGCTAAGATGCAAAGTATGGGCGAGGAGGTTAGCCCCGATGCCGTAAAAAGCTAAATTAAAGCAAGATAATTTAATTTATTTACAATTTTTTATAGCGGAACAACTAGGTTACACGCATAGAGAAATAAGAGAAAAAATGTCTATGGAAGAACTATATGCGTGGGCTGCTTACTTCCAATTAAAAGGTGAACGGGAAGAAGAGGCTATGGAAAAAGCAAAAAGACAAGCCCAAGTTCGTAAAGTACGCTAAACTTTTAATATCCGTGTATTCTGAAAAGTTTAGTGGCCTCCGAGTATAGCGTAAATATAAAACTAAATACTCAGCAAGTTAAGAACGACTTAAAAACAATAGGCGATGGAATAAATAATCTCGGTAAAAAACAAGCAAAAGGATCTAAAGCAGCTTTAACAGACGCAGAGAAACAATTAAGACTAGAAAATACTTCCCTTGCACTTAAAAATAGAGGTTTAGGGTTATCACTTAAAGCTCTTCCTCTTCAGTTAAAGGGTATTAAGTTAGATGAAGCTGCTCTGAAAATACAACAAGCTGCTACCGAGGCCGAAAAATTTGAGTTTGATCTAGCTAAAAATTCTCTACTTTTAGCAGACAAAGAAATAAAAAAAGCACAAATACTTTTAAAAGTTAATAAAGACACAACTAAAACAGTAGCTACAAGAGTTAAATTACAAAAATTAGGTCCAACTTCTCCTCTACCAGGTTTAGGAAGTGGTGCTCCTTTAGGTCTAAGGGGTGTTGAAGCATTTCCTGTAAAAAACCCAGGGGCTATGCACGGCATGGCTTTCCCTCCAAAACTGAGAGGACCAACATCTCCTATCGGAGGATCGCTTACACTACCTGGATCTCCTGCATTTTTAAGAAATCAGGCTAGATCAGGTTTAAGGGGATTTGATTTTCAAAGTGCTTTGATAAGTGGTGGTTTTCCTCTCTTATTTGGTCAAGGACCAGTAGGTGCTCTTGCTGGTGGTTTAGGCGGTGGTATTGGTGGAATGTTTGGGCAAATGGGTGGATTTGCAGGCGGTATCGTAGCCACAGCAGCAGTTCAATCAATAAGTAATTTTACAAAAGCAATAGGAGAGCTTGGTACTGTTTTATCTAGGCCTACTGAGAATATAGGATCTTTAGTCGAAAAATTAGGTCTGGCTAATGATCCAGCAGGAAGGTTAGCGTTAAGATTAGAAAAATTAGGTTTAACTTCATCTGCATCTGCTTTATTAATGGAGAAGTTTACTGAACAAACAGGTAAAAGTCCTGACGTTCTTAAAAATGCTGCTCAAGAAATAAACGAAATGAATAAATCATTAGCTACTTTTGGTCTAAAACTTCAACTACTTGGAGCAGAAGTAATAACTCCCATAGTTGATGCTTTAAACAAAATACCTTTCGGAGCGATAGGCAATAAAATCAAACCCATAGCCAATCTTCTTATGTTTGGACAGTTTGAAGATCCCTCTGAAACTATAAATAAAATGAAAGGAATATCTAATATTCCAGCAAGTGAAGGTAATGCAATAATCGGTGGAGTGCCACTTAATCCTGATTTCGGTAAAACTCCAGCACAAATTGGCAAAACTTCGGCTTTAGAAGCCTTGGCTAGTCAAACTGAATTTACTAGAAATATATTACCCTTACAGCAGTCATTGGAGTTAGAAAAACAGCGATTTACCTTAAACTCACAGCAGTTATCCGTAAAAAGAGAAGCAAACAAATTAGACTTAAAAAGTAAAGAATTAGAATTATTAAAAAGTCAAGCAGCAATAAAAACAAACCAAGATTTAGACCTAAAAATTGAAAAACTTACAGCAGAAGTAGATTTACAAAGACAGATTTTTGAAAACGCACAAATTCTTGCCGATCCAATAAAAGCTCAAACAATTCAATTAGATCAACAGATGGCAGTTTTACTGGATCGTGGATCTCAAATTGTTGCACTATCTCAAACAATATCTAGTTCTTTTGAGCAATCATTTAAAGGAATAATAAATGGAACTATGAGTGTTCAAGACGGATTTAGAAATATGCTCAACTCTATTGCTAATCATTTTTTAAATACTGCTGCAAAAATGATGGCTAATCAGATGCAGAGAAGTTTACTAGGATTCTTAGGTAAAAGTTTATTTGGAGGGCTTTTTGGTGGTGGTGGAGATGTTTTTGCAGGTTTCAATGCAGGACCGACAGATCCGAATACACTCACTATGGCTAATTTTGCTAATGGGGGTAGACCACGAGTAGGCAAAACTGCAATAGTCGGAGAAAGAGGGCCAGAATTATTTACTCCAGGGGTTACAGGAACAGTCACACCAAATCATGCACTCGGAGGATCTACAACTGTAGTTGTAAATGTAGATGCTTCTGGATCTAATGTAGAGGGTGACGAACAACAGGGAAGACAATTAGGATTAGCATTGTCAGCAGCGATAGAATCTGAATTAATTAAACAAAAAAGACCTGGAGGTTTACTTGCATAATGGCTACTTTCCCATCAATCACACCAACATACGGCCAACAAAAAAGATCTGCACCACTAACTAGAACAATTCGTTTTGCTGATGGATTCGAGCAAAGAATATTATTTGGTCTTGCTTCACATCAAAATCCAAAAGTTTATAGTTTTACTTTTGAAGTATCTGAAACGGAAGCAGATACTATTGAAGCGTTTTTAGACAGTAGAGCAAATGATAATGCTAGTTTTACATTTACACCGCCAGGTGAAGGTTTTACAAAATCAGGAACCTTTTCGCAAACTTTAACTACTGTAACTGTAACTGCTGCTTCGCATGGGGTTGCTGTTGGTGATGTTCTAAACATGACTACTTCAGGCGGAACTGGTGATTTCACAGTGCAATCAGTAGTTAGCTCAGATGTCTTTACTGTTACCTCTGCTACGAGCCAATCTCTTACTGGAAGTATTTCGTTTACATTGTCGGGTGCGAAGAAATTTGTTTGTGAAAATTGGTCAAAATCTATTCCCTACAAAAATCGAGCAACAATCAAAACTACATTTAGGCAGGTATTTGAAGCATGAGTACAGATAAAATTGTAAGCGACTTACAAAAAGTAAATCCTTCAGCAATTATTGAATTATTTACTTTAACTTTGGATAACAGTTTACATGGAGCAACAACTGTCTACAGATTTCATGCAGGAACAAGTTTGAAAGACAATGGTGAAATCGTATGGGCTGGTAATTCTTATACAAGATTTCCTGTAAAAGCCGAAGGATTTGAATATGGTAAGGGACAGTTACCACGCCCAAAACTCACATTTAGTAATGCTTTAGGTACGATTTCTGCAATACTTCTTATTGTTAATGCGAATATGACTGGAAATGATTTAACTGGGGCAGTGGTGCGTAGAATTAGAACAAAAGCTAAATTTTTAGATGCTGTAAATTTTCCTAGCAATATTAACCCATATGGAACTCCAGATCCGACAGCAGAATACAAGCAGGAAATATTTCAAATTGATAGAAAAGCAGTTGAAAATAGAGAGGTTGTCACATTTGAATTAGCTGCGAGTTTTGATATGGCTGGAGTACGAGCACCTAAACGTCAATGTACCCGTAAAGAGTTTCCATCTATAGGATTGGTAATGGCATGAGTTGGAG